TCAAAAATATATGGAACAACCATTAAAGATGAATGAAGTTATTAAAACAATTAAACAGCATGAAACAACTGATTATAATTATACATGTAAGATAGAACCAATGTGTTCACATTGTAATAGTTCAGTTTGTCAAACAAGAAAGTTTGGTATTGGTGATGACTTTGAAAGTAAGTTTGATGATTTAACAAAGTTTCAATCAGATGAATCACAATGGTTTATTACAGTAGATGGTAAACGATTGAGTTTATCTAATAATGAATTGTACGATCAAAATTTATTTCGTAAAGCTTGTATGGGTAGAGTAAATATTTTACCTAATTCATTAAACCCTAGAGATTGGACAGCTAGATTACAAGCACTATTAGCTAATGTTAAGATTATTGAAATGCCAATTGAGGTTACAGCGGCAGGAAGATTTGCTGAGTTACTTGAAGAATTTATCACGGACCAAGGTGACGCTCAAGATTGGGAAGGTTTACGTTTAGGTCAAGCATTACATAAAAATGATAAAATTTATTTTCGTCTTGAAGCATTGGTTGAGTTTCTTACCAAAAAACAATTTAAATCTTTTAACCAAACACAGATACATTCTAGTATAAGAGGGTTAGATGGAGATAGTGAAACAACAAGAATTAGTGGTAAGGTTCGTCGTGTATGGTACGTTCCAAAAGCATTTGCATTAAAGGACAAGGATCAACATGAACATGAAACACCAACATTTGAAGAGGAGATACCTTTTTAATGGCTGTTAATTTAATATTTGGTCCACCAGGTACAGGTAAAACAACTTATTTAATTGAACAAGTGGTTGCAAAAGAATTACCTAATACGTCACCTGATCGTATAGGGTACTTTGCTTTTACACAAAAAGCAGCAAGAGAAGCTCTTAACAGAGCACTTGTATTTTTTCCTGACAGTAAAGATCAAGATTTTAAATTCTTTCGTACATTACATAGTTTAGCTTTTATGGCTTTAGGTTTAGCAGAATCAGATGTCATGAACGATGAAGACTATCGATATCTATCGCAACAACTACAGGTCAAGTTATCTAATCCTAATTCAGAAGTTTTAGGATCGTATGGTGTATCATCACCTAATGATATTTTTATGCGTGTCATTGATATGGCAAAAATAAATGGTAACACATTATACGCACAGTTTCAGCACAGTGGACACATGCAAGGTGGGTGGCCAAAATTAAAATTAATTGCTGAAACGTTACATGATTATAAGTTCGGTCGTGGTGGTAAATATAAATATGATTTTACTGACATGATTGTAGAATTTTTAAAAGAGGATATCGCACCACGGCTCGATGTTCTTATCATTGATGAAGCTCAAGATCTTTCTTACATACAATGGCAAATGGTTGATAAGCTCGCAGAAAAAGCAAAAAGAGTTTACATTGCAGGAGATGATGATCAAGCTATATTTAACTGGGCAGGAGCTCGTAGTGAGTATTTATTAAATAGAGAAGGTAACAGAATTATTCTTGACAAGTCGTATCGCTTACCAATTAAAATACAAGAGCGTGCTATTAATCTAATCAATCGTGTAAAGAATAGAGTAGCAAAAACATGGAGTCCTAAAGAAGAAGAAGGCAACATTGTGCACTTACCAAGGCGAAATTATGAACATTTAAAAACAGGCAATTGGTTAATTCTTGGCAGAACAAATTATTTTTTAGATCAGATAGAAGATGACTTACGTATACTTGGATATTTTTATCATCGTGCAGATAAAAGTTCTATTGGTAAACGTTTAGTTAATGCTATCACAGCATGGCGAGATATTCAGAAAGGAGGATACATTGATTTTAATCAACTAAAAGATTTGTACTACTATATGAATAGTAATGTCGGTGTTGAACGTGGCTATAAAAATTTAACAGGTGTCGATCCTGAAGCAACATTTACTTTTGATCAATTACAACAACATAATGGATTGCAAGTACCTAAAGATTATTCATGGCATGAAGCATTAGACAAGGTCCCTGAATATAAAAAAGCGTATGTCTCTACCGTTATACAAAAAGAAGGTAGCTTTAATCCCGTACCACGGATCACGCTCTCTACTGTACATGGAAGTAAAGGCGGAGAAGCAGATAACGTAATGGTTTTATCTGATTTATCACGTAAGGCTGATGAATCATATTGGCGACAAAAAGATGATGAACGAAGAGTTTTTTATGTTGCTTTAACAAGAGCTAAACAAAATTTATATTTAGTTCGTTCACGCAGTAACAGAGAATTTAGAGAGGTATTTGCATGAAGAAAACATCTGACTTTTTAAAGAAAACTATTGAGTTAGTCGAAGGTCAACGACAAGAAGATTATGGTGATAAAACACTTAATCATCAAAACATTGCAAGATTGTGGAGTGCATTTCTTGATGTAGATATATCTCCTCATGATGTAGCAATTTGTATGTTGTTGGTAAAAGTAGCACGATTAAAAAACATGCATACCGATGACTGTTACATAGACATTGCCGGATACGCTGGCATTGCAGGTGAAATTAGCAAAAAGGAAACATCATGACACAAATACCATTGTTTCAACCACCAAGCGAGTGGGTTCCTCCTGAATCAATTCCAGATCTTAGCGAAGCAAAAGAAATTTGTATTGATTTAGAAACAAATGATGTCGGGTTAAATACAGGCATTGGCCCTGGATGGCCTGTTAAAAAAGGTTTTGTTGCAGGTGTTGCTATAGCCGTTGATGGATGGACAGGATACTTCCCTATTCGTCATGAAGGTGGTGGTAACTTTGACGAAAAAATATTTACAGGTCAATTAAAAAAGATTTTAGAATTACCATGCGATAAAATATTTCATAATGCGATGTATGATGTTGGTTGGTTACACGCTATGGGTTTAAAAGTTCATGGTCGTATTATTGACACAATGATTGCCGCTCCTCTTGTTGATGAAAATAGATTTAGATATTCACTTAATGAGTTAGGTAAACATTATCTTGGTGAAACAAAGAGTGAATCATTATTGTATGATGCTGCTAAAAATTGGGGCGTCGATGCTAAAGGAGAAATGTGGAAACTACCACCAATGTATGTTGGTCCTTACGCTGAACAAGATACAGTACTCACTTTAAAGTTGTGGCAGTTCTTTAAAACAGAATTAATTAAACAAGATTTATTATCTATTTTTGATTTAGAAACAAAGCTTTTCCCAATTCTATTTGAAATGAAAAAGAAAGGCGTTAGGATTGATCTTGATGAAGCAGAGCGCACGAAAAATGATTTCGCTAATAGAGAGAAAAAAATATTGGATGATATTTATAAGGATACAGGTGTTGCTGTGGAAGTATGGACTCCAACGTCAGTGGCGAAAGCTTTCGATGCGAAAAGTATTCGATATGAAACGACACCGAAATCTGGTCAGCCTAAGTTTGATAAAAATTTTCTTACGACGCATCCTAGTCAGTTGGCCAAAAACATTGTCGAAGCGAGAGAGATTAATAAAGCAAGAACCACCTTCATCGATACAATACTCAAGCATTCGTACAGAGGCAGGATTCACGCAGAGATCCACCAGATGCGTTCGGATCAAGGAGGAACAGTAACAGGTAGGTTCTCGTATAGTAATCCAAACTTACAGCAAATTCCTGCACGTAATAATATTATTGGTCCACGGATCAGACGATTATTTATTCCTGAAGAAGGATGCAAGTGGGGAACATTTGATTACTCGCAACAAGAACCACGGATCACGGTACACTTTGCTAAATTAACAAATGGTGGGTTGCCTGGTTCTGATACTGTCATTGATGCATATCAAAATGAAGATGCAGACTTCCATCAAATTGTAGCAGATATGGCAGGCATTGATCGTAAGACAGCAAAAACAATTAACCTTGGTATGATGTATGGTATGGGCAAAGGTAAACTTGGCTCAGAGTTAGGTTTAGATGAAGAAGATACAGCAGACCTTTGGAAACAATATCACAAACGAGTTCCTTTTGTAAAAGAACTTGCTGATAAAGTTTCTCAACGTGCGCAAGATGTTGGATACATACGCACCTTACTTGGTCGCAAATGTCGTTTTGATTTATGGGAACCAAATTTGTTTGGTATTAATAAGCCATTACCACACGTAGAAGCAATGAGAGAGCATGGTAAGAACATTAGACGTGCTTTTACCTACAAAGCTCTTAACAAGCTAATACAAGGCAGTGCGGCTGATCAAACAAAACAAGCGATGATAGACTTGCACGAGGAAGGCTTTCTTCCTCATATTCAGGTTCATGATGAATTGAATCTCTCTGTTGATAATCCCGAAAAGTATTCGGTCATACAAAGAATAATGGAAAATTGTGTTGCTCTCAAGGTTAAATGTAAGGTAGATGTAGAGATAGGAAATAGTTGGGGTGAAATAAAGGAGATCAGTGACTAAAGTTTTTTTATTAGTGGTAAGTTTATGGGGTTTTAATGGTAGCTCATGGGTTTACACTGGTAATCAAACTGTTTTGAGTATGGACCTCAACAAAGAACAATGCGAAATGATTGAAAAGAGTTGGACAAAGTTTGAAAAAAATCCTTATTTTCGTTTTTCTATTGAATGTATAGAAGATTTAAGAAAAAATACTTGACTAATAGTATATTATCCCATAGAAATAACCCATGAATATAGAAAAATATAAAAGTGTTGCTATACATAAAGACACGTATGATAAAATACGTGTAATAGCTAAAGAGGATTATATGACGATTAACAATTTCATAAGGAAACTTGTTGATATTGAACATGTAAAATTCAGAGAAAGAAAGAAAGAAGGGAACGGATCGGCGGATTAATTGAAACTTCCTGAAAGCCCCATAAAAAAAGTTTACGAATGCCGTAAATGTAAACGGGTGACAGTGAAGTTTTATGATCCACAATACGATACATCGTATAGTAAAGAAGAATGGGAACACGTGCTGCAGCAAGGCAGCAAAGCTCTTAATATTTTACTTGAGATGTATGACCCAAAATTTTTTTAGGGAGGTAAAATGTTTCATTTTTGGCATGTTATTGCTATTTTTGGTGTTTTTATTTTAGGATTTTTTGCAGGAAGATATTCAATTAAAATGTATTATTATGCAAAAATCGAGGAACTAGAAAATAGAGTATTGAAAAATCAAAGAGACATCGAGTATCACGCTAGACGCCTCTAATGGTACGTAGCGTGTTTTTCGTTTGTGTAACCGTGGTTCTTGTTACATGGATCACGGTTCATTATTCACCTTTTCACACGTATGTGAGAGGGTGTGTTGATCAAACAAATGATTTCGATTATTGTGTTTGGTTGTATTATGAGATAGCAAAAGATGAATCCTGGTTGCGCCAGATGTTAATTAAGCTATCAGAATAGGAGGAAGAAAGAATGTATTTTGAACAACATTACGAAAAATATGATCATTGTTACAAGTGTGAACGAAAATATTTGGAAGTAAATTTAATTGCGAATTATAGTAGTAGTAGAAAGCGAAGTAATTACTATTGCATTAGATGTTATAACAGGAGAGAGATTAATGAAACTAAAGAAACGATTAATGAAACTCTACAAAGACGTATCAAGAAAAGCGTTACGGGAACCACGGACCTTGAGAGAGTTAGCAATAAGAATGAAATGGGAAAGATTGAGAAAAATACTATGGAGGCGTTATGATTATATGTGATTATTGTAAAGGAAATGGATATGTCAGATTATCATTTGAAGCAGAAGAGGTCATTGACCAGTGTAAGGTTTGTCACTCACAAGGGCATCTCTTGGAAAATAAGCACTACAACCAAACGTGGAGTGATGGGGTATCGGATGAAATCACCTCATACTATTGGGGACCACCATTGGACCCAGAATCGTTTAAAAACTACAAAATTTATCCAGAGTAAACCAGTTATAGAGTTTAAGGGCGAACCGCCCTTTTAGAGTTGGGATAGAGGAATTTTTCAATGGTTCTATGCAGATCATGGCAAAAGCTTGGAGATGGTTCGGGCCTCAATTCCCATAATCATATTAACCCGTTAAATCATCAATGCATAAAAAGTAATGATAGTAGAGTCTTTCTTTCCTCCTGATCGTATGGCTCTACTATCAAATTATAAAAGTATAGTTTATTTTAGCCCCCCTAGAATATTTTTACTGCTCAAACCTGTGTTACACGTGTTACAATGTTACATTTAGTTTATTGATTGATTTATATATCTTTTTATGTCACAAAATTGAAACAGCAAACTTTTCTATCTGTGACACTATTGGGATATTTTAAGTCATACTTAGTATATTATAAATAGTTAGGGTAAAAATTAACTATACCTTTTTAAAAAAGAAAGATATTATAAGAATTATGCCAAAAAATAGAGGTGGGTTAAGTCCCAGACAAAAAGCATTTGTTGAGATATTTTGTAAAGAAAATGGAAGAATAACACCAACAGAGTGTGCAAGACAAGCAGGATATAAAGAACATAGTGCAACTGCTGCAGCTTCCAATTTAAGAAATCCAAAATATTATCCGAGTGTTGTTGAAGCAATTGAAAAACTACAAAGAGAATATGCAGATGCTACTAAAATTGATATTGTAAAACATTCCAGGGAATTAGCTAGATTAAGAGATAAAGCTGTTGAAAATGGACAGTTAGGACCTGCAATAAATGCTGAATTTAGAAGAGGTCAACTTGGTGGTTTTTATGTAGATCGTAAAGAGGTTGTGACCGCATCTCTTGATAGTATGACTAGAAAAGAATTAGAGTCTAAATTAAAAGAGATACGGGATAATAATATTGTTAATGCTGAGTATGAAGTCATCGATTCAACTGAATTAGAACATAAAGAATTAAAACAATCCAACCAAGACAGTTAAAAAATAAATAAATAAACACTAAGGTACTTGTTTCAATAATTCTTGTAGTTTGTGATACCACATTAATCTAAATTCAAAGTCCTCACTTGTTAATACAGCTCTTTTTAAATTATCAACTCTATTCCAAAATAAACTTTCAGTCATTGGAAGAGATTGATATTCACCTTCTTTATAAAATATAATTTTATTCATGGC